CTCATAAGTAGTTATTTGTGTGCAGCCATGCGCACCTCTTTTCTTTCGTAATGATTTTGCAAAGTGAATCAACGTACTAACACAACGTTCCCGAGGGCTGACCATATCAGCCCTCATTTACTTTGCAACAAAAAGGAGTTGGTATTGTGCGTCGCTGGTTTACGTGGGTTGATGATATCGAACTTAACGGAGGGCATCTTTTCGAATACGACGGGATTTTGTATCTACTCGACGGATTTGGGGTTGGTGGCTTTTGGGGGAGGGTTGTTGATGAGTAAGATGAAGGATTATGTTATTGACTTGATTAATGCCTATGACCTCGAGGCATTAACGCTAATTCAAGAGGCAGAAAATGAGGACAATCCGTCAAAACATCATAAAGCGTCCAAAAAATCAGAAAAACTGCACATAGATATGACGCTCAGTAGGGGTGGTAAGAATGCCGACGAGGCCTAACCGGTTTTGTAGCGCGCCCGGGTGTCGCGAGATTGTGGCTGGGGCGTATTGTGCAGCACATCAAAAAGACGCAGACAAGCGCAGGCGCGAGAGTTTCGATAAGCGTCGAGGGAGCGCAAGCTCTCGGGGGTATGATGCTCGCTGGCAGAAAGTGCGACTCTTTAAACTCGCGAAAGATGGGCTGTGCGAAATGTGCGAAAAGCGCGGCGATATTAGCGCCGCTACGATGGTGCACCACATAAAACCAATCAGTGCGGGCGGGGATGCTCTCGCTTATGAAAATTTGATGAGTTTGTGTGAGAGCTGCCACGATGAAATTCACAGAAGGATGGTGCAAAATGGAAGTTAAGCAAGTGAACATTAATGAAATCACTCCATACGAGAAAAACCCGCGCAAAAATGCCGCAGCGGTCGATAAGGTTGCCGAATCGATTAAAGAGTTTGGATTTAAACAGCCGATTGTCGTTGATGCTGCAGGCGTTATAATTGTTGGGCACACTCGATATAAGGCAGCACAGAAACTTGGAATCACTGAGGTTCCGGTCTTGTATGCTCGGGATTTGACTGATGCTCAAGTTAAGGCGTACCGTTTGGCCGATAACAAGACAAACGAGTATGCTGATTGGGATTTCGAACTTTTAGGCGAGGAATTCCTCGAACTAAAGGATGCGGGGTATGATTTAAACATGACGGCGTTTGACCCCTCTGAAATCAACCAAATTCTCAAGGGAGAGGTCACCGAGGACAACTTTGACGTGGATGAGGCTGTTAAAGCCATAAAAGTTCCGAAGTCTAAGCCCGGCGACGTGTATTTGCTTGGGGCACACCGCTTAGTTTGTGGTGATAGTACGAAACAATCCGATGTCGACCTGCTTATGGATGGGGCGCGTGCCGACATGATATTCACAGATCCGCCATACAACGTAAATTATGAGGGTGGGACGGGACTTAAAATTCAAAACGACTCGATGGATGACTCAAAATTTTATCAATTCCTCTATGACGCGTATGTATCTATGTTCAATACAGCCAAAGCTGGCGCGCCTATTTATGTCTGTCATGCTGATTCTGAAGGTGTTAATTTTAGAAAAGCGATGAAAGACGCGGGCTGGGAGCTCAAACAATGCATTATTTGGGTGAAAAACTCGCTTGTTATGGGGCGACAAGACCACCACTGGCAGCATGAGCCGATACTTTATGGATGGAAACCCGGAAAATCGCATAAATGGTATGGCGGTCGCAAACACTCCACCGTTATCAAGCCCGAACAGGGCATAAACATCAATAAAACCGCAGACGGGTATCAGCTATCGCTAACAAACGGCCTTGAACAGCTCGTTGTTAAGATACCGAGTTATGAGATTGTGGATTTGACCGACAGCTCGGGCACATCAATTTGGAATGTGGACAAACCTAAGAAAAACGGTGAACACCCAACTATGAAGCCCTTAAAACTTGTCGCAAAGGCCATAAATAATTCGAGTAAAGATGGCGACATAGTCGTCGACCTATTCGGGGGTTCCGGTTCGACTCTTATGGCTTGCGACCAGTTGGGGCGAAAATGTTACACAATGGAACTCGATCCCATTTATGTGGATGTTATCATCCAAAGATGGGAGGAATTTACAAATAAAAAGGCGGTGAGGCTATGAAAGGTAGGAAACCCCATCCTTTTCAGATAATGGGCGCTACTAACGATAAGCAACACTTGAGTAAAGACACACTGGCTGCTAGAGAAAACAAAGAGCCTAAATGCAAATCGTCAAAACTCAAATGCCCCGCACGATTATCAGATGATGCTCGTAAAGAGTGGCGCAGGCTGGTGGCGCTTTATCGTGAAATCGACCCGCCAATTATAACCGACCTTGATGTTAATGCTTTAGAAATCTATTGCGAAGCGCTGGTTACCTATCGTAAAGCGATGGAAATTGTTAAAAAATCCGGCGAAGTTATCAAAGGTGGCGACGGGGTTAAAACTAACCCATACTGGCGTATAGCGCGTGATTCTGCTGACCAGTGTCGGCAGCTGTCTGCTGTATTATTGCTTGATCCGGTATCTCGTGCGCGTGTCGGCCTTGCTAAATCCAAAGAGGACGAACTCGATCCTATGGCTGAGCTGTTGAAGAGACGGTCGGGTGGTTGATGTGAGGTTCGACAACGAGAAGGCGCTATTCGCTATTGATTTCATACAATTACTAAAGCACACAAAAGGTAAATTCCACGGTGACCCTTTTAAACTTCTTGGATGGCAGCACGAGGCGTTGTGGAACGTTTACGGCTCCGTAGATGCTAAAGGGTACCGACAATATCAATATCTTTATCTAGAAGTGCCAAAGAAAAACGGAAAGTCTGAACTGGCCGCCGGACTTGGTGTGTATCACACTTTCGGAGACGGTGAAATCAAGGGCGAAGTTTACGGCTGTGCGGCTGACCGTGCGCAGGCATCCCTCGCGTTTGATGTTGCCGTCGACATGGTCGACCAGTGTGCTTTTCTAAAAAAGCGCTGCAAATACACGGCGTCAAAAAAGCGACTCGAGGACTTGGTAAGCGGAACATCGTATCAGGTGTTGTCGGCTGAAGCGTTCACGAAACACGGACTCAATATCAGCTGCTGCATTTTCGACGAGTTGCACGCCCAACCCACACGCGAATTGTGGGATGTAATGACCTTCGGTGCGGGGGACGCGAGAGCTCAACCGCTCTGGATTGTAATCACTACGGCGGGCGACGACCCAGATCGACTGAGTATTGGCTGGGAAGTGCACGAGTATGCTCGACGCGTGATAGCTGGCGAGGTTATTGACCCTCGATGGTATGCCAAGATTTACGGCGCGCCGGATGATGCAGATATATGGGATGAGGAAGTGTGGCTTGCTGCCAATCCTTCACTCGGACACACAATTGATATTGATAAAGTTAGACAAGCGGCGCTAACTGCGAGGAACGATCCCGCGCAGGAGCGCCTTTTTCGTTGGTTGAGGCTTAATCAGTGGGTATCACTTAAGACTACGGGCTGGTTACCTCTAACCCTTTGGGATTCATCCGAGGGCGACTGGACACGAGCCGACCTTGTCGGTAAGAAATGTTATGCCGGGCTGGATTTGTCGTCTACAACAGACTTGACTGGATTAGTGCTACTTTTCCCGCCGCAGGACGGTGTGAAAGAGTGGCGCGCAATCTTTGAGGCGTGGATTCCAGAGGACAACATGAAAAGGCGCGTACATGAGGACAAGGTGCCTTATGATAAATGGATTAAGGATAAACACATGGACGCAACGCCCGGAAATGTAATTGATTATGACTTCATCAAGGCTCGAATTTTGAGTCTATCCAAGCAATACAAACTTGAGGCACTCGGCTCAGACCCGTGGAACGCAACGCAGTTGCTTGTAGACCTCGGAAAAGATGATATTAACGTCGTCGAGGCTCGACAGACCATTGCTTGTATGAGTCCTGCTATGAAGTTTTTCGAGAAAACGATTAAAAGCGGAGAATTCTCTCACGAACACCACCCACCAGCTCGTTGGTGCTTTGGAAACGTCAACGTCATAGTGGATGGGAATGAGAATTTGAAGCCTAAAAAAGTAAGCAGAAAGGAACGCATGGACATAGCGATTGCGCTCATCAACGCGTTTTTCGTGGCCGAGAAGCTATACGTGCCCGACAACGTATACGAGATGCGCGGTATGCGTGCGTTATAGGAGGTGACACTATTGAATTTAAGAACACGTTTGAAGTTGGCGGGACAACTCCTACGCAACGACTGGAACAGTGAGATAAAAAAATTTTTTGCTGGGGATGACTCGGCGGCGGATGATGCAACGTTTAACCGTTTAAATTCTATTAACACCATGATGAGTTCCGCACAATTTGCGGCCGTAAGGGTGTTAAATGAAACCATCGGGTCTTTGCCAATTATGACGTATATCAAGACGGCAAATGGCCGCGAGCCAACCACAAAAAACAACATTTATCAAATATTTCACGAAGCTCCGAATGAGGAGCTAACGTGTCAAGGATTGAAAGAAGCAGGCATGATGTCGCTAAACTTGGGCGGCAACGCGTTTTTTCAAAAAATAAAAAACAAGTATGGTGATATTATCGGCGTGGAACACATTGACTACTCGAAGGTTGTTATTGAGCGAAATCGCATAACTAAAAAACTCGAGTATAAAATTGAAAACAAAACCTACACGCGAAATGATATATTTCACATCCCTGCATTTTCTTACGACGGCGTTTGTGGGCTTACCCCACTCACGCAATGTGCCAGCACGATTCTTCTTGGAGTGCAATATGAAGAATATAACAAAAATTTCTATAAAAATGGCGCATTTACCTCTGGCACGGTTGAATTCCCAAATAAGTTTTCAGATGTGGCGTTTGAACGATTTAAGAAGGACTTTGAGTCAAATTATCGAGGCCTAATGAATGCTGGCAAGCCCATAATTCTTGAAGAGGGCGGGAAGTTTAACCCGATGAAGATGACGCAGGCCGACACACAATTCATGGAGGCTCGTAGGTTTCAACTCGAGGAGGTCGCGAGAATTTACCGCGTACCACTCACCCTACTCCAAGATTTCGGTCGCGCTACGTGGAACAACATGGAGCAGCAACAGCTATTTTTCGTAATGTTCACAATCCTGCCGCTGGTTAAGCGTTGGGAGGAAAACATCAAAACGCAGATAATGACTCCCGAACAGCGGACAGAAGGCATATATGTTGAGTTCCAACTCAATAACTTACTCCGCGGCGACGCAAAAACGCGCGCAGAGCTTTATGCATCTGGACGTCAGAATGGGTGGTTGAGTGTAAATGATATCAGGAGGCTTGAAAATCTCAACCCGATCGCCGGCGGCGACACATACATCCAACCACTCAACTACATAAATATCAATCAAGCTGACGACTATTATGCGGCTCATATGGAAAAGAGCAGCGGCTCGGCGCAAACAAAAGCAATTGCTAATGAAATATATAACATCCTTGAAAGAAAGGGAAAGGAGGGACTAGATGCCTAATAAATTTTATAAAATGACCGCAAAATCCACAGATGAAGCGGACATATCAATTTATGGCGAAATCGGGGATTCGATATGGGGCGGAGAGACGGTTTCCGCGTCAAACTTCAAAAAAGACCTTGACGCTCTTGGGAATGTTTCGGTTTTGAACATAAACATTAACAGCCCGGGCGGGTCTGTGTTTGATGGGCTGGCAATATATAACATGTTAGCGCGCCATGCTGCTAAGAAGATTGTCACGATTGATGGTTTGGCTGCATCGGCTGCGTCGTTTATAGCGATGGCGGGCGATATAATAATCATGCCAAAGAATGCGTTTATGATGATTCATCGCGCGTCTACGTGGGCTTGGGGCAACACTGACGACTTGGCAAAGGCCATAGAGCTCTTGCAAAGTATCGACAAGAACTTGGTTGACATTTATGCCAAGCGTTGCAAGAAGCCAAAGAAAAAAGTTAAGGAAATGTTAGACGCTGAAACTTGGATGGACGGTACCGAAGCCGTGGAAATGGGGTTTGCTGATAAATTAGAGAATGAGAAAAAGGTAGCCGCTTGTGTGGGCGATTTTTTTATGTCTAAATACCGCAACATCCCACAAAATTTAATTCCGCACACCGATCCAGACCACGAACCTGAGCCAGAACCAGAGCTCGAAGATGGGGACACTCCCGAAGAAACAGCAGCCGATGGGCTGATGGACATATATAAAGCCAAAATTAAAAACAATCTAAGGAGGTCAATCGCATGAACAAAAAATTAAGAGAGCTTTTAAACGCTCAAAACGCGCTTATTAATAAGGCGCTAAAAGAAAACCGCGCATTAACTGATGAAGAAAACGCGGAAGTCGAAAGACTTGAGGGCGAGATTGAGGCTTGCAGGAAAAGGATCGAGCTCGAAGCAAAACTGAAGAAAAACACAGATGAAGAAGAAGAAATCGAAAAGGAAGAAAAGACACCGGTCACAGATAAGATTTTCGCACAGCCGAAAGCATCCAGCACTGGTATCAGACCCTTCAAGAACTTCGTTGAACAGCTGAAGGCTGTTAAGGACGCAGCTACTTCCGGCCGCGTGGACGAAAGACTCGCAAAGCTGAACACCGAATTCAAGAACGCGGCGCTCGGAATGAATGAAGGCGTTGATTCTGACGGTGGATTTGCTGTGCAGGGCGACTTCGCAGGCATGCTCATGGAAACAGCAGCAACCGCTGGCAACATCTTACCACTCGTTGATAGCTATTCGATTTCTGGCGGTGCAAACAGAGTTGAGTGGAATGATCTTGACGAAACCGACGTATCAACAACTGTGTTTGGTGGCGTGCAGGTTTACTGGGCAGCAGAGGCTGCAGCTGTGAACGCGTCTGCTCCGAAACTTGTTGAAAGAGAGCTTAAGCTCGAGAAACTCATGGGCTTTGCTTATGACACATACGAGCTCAATGCCGATTCTTCTTTCGTTGACGGCCTTTATACGAAGGCGTTCACCGTTGGAATTCAGCGCACGCTTGAAGCTGCAATCATCGCAGGAAACGGCGTGGGAAAACCTCTTGGATTCCAAGCTGGAAACAATGCGGTGTCTGTTGCTAAAGAGAGCGGCCAGTCTGCGGCTACTATTCTCTGGGAGAACATCGTTAAGATGTACAACAGGGCGCTCAACAAACAAAAGGGTATCTGGCTCATGCATCCTGACTGTTCAGAGCAGCTTGATTTCATGGCGTTCCCTCTCGGCGTGGGTGGAGTTCCTGTGTACTTGCAGGCATCTGCTGTTGGTTCTGTTCCTTCTTTGAAGGGTAGACCAATCGTTGAGTCTGATCATTGCGCGGCTCTTGGTACTGTTGGCGATATCAACTTTGTTGATTTGTCAGAGTACCTCTTAATCTACAAGGGCGGCATCGACATGGCAACATCCATGCACGTTCAGTTCTTGACAGCTCAGAACTGCTTCAGATTCATTTTCCGTGCGAACGGTATGCCTAAGAAGCGCAGTTCTTTGACAATCAAGAATTCAAGCAACACAAGAAGCTCTTTTGTTACTCTTGCAACCAGATCCTAATTCTAATTAAATCTCAAGGAGGTATACACACATGTTTAGAACACTACCTGAAGCATATAAAGTTGTGCAGGGCATTCAGCCCAGAACAACAAACGGCGGATTCACTGGCTCATACGTCAGTCTTAAAAATGCGTTGAAGGTTTGGATCGTTGTAAACCTTACGCAGGCCGTTGGTCATGCTACAACGTTGACCCCAACCCAAGCCAGCGCTGTTGCCGGAACTGGAGCTAAAGCTCTAACTAACAACGTCAACATTTGGGCTAACGAGGACACAGCTGCGAGCGATACTCTCGTTAAGCAAACCTCGGCAAAGAACTACTCCGTAACCGCGGACGTGAAAAACAAACAAGTCATTTTTGAAATCGACCCACACGGGCTCGATGTTGCAAATGATTTCGATTGCATCACTCTCGTTTGCGCCGACTCCAGTCAAGCGACAAACATTGCAAGCGTCACATACTTCATCGAACAGAAATATAAAGAAGATGTGCCGCCTTCAGCTATCGCTAACTAATAGAGGGCTTTTAAGCCCTCTCAACTTTTAACGAGGAGGTATTTTGAAATGAACAGAGACAATCCGAATAACGTTTTAGGCGTAAACTCGGCCGACAATAACTTTGTCAGCGATCTTGTGTCGTCAAATGCTGACGGCTCAATTTTGGAGCGTTTGGAGTATATACAGGCTACGGTTTTGCCGGGTAGAAGAACTGCTACAAAAACACTATCAACTATTGCTAATGGTAACACTACCCTATTTAATTTCACAGGGTCTGTTAGGATTACAAACATAATCGGTGTTGTTACAACGCTGATGCAAACAAAAACACAAAACACAAAGTTGAGTATCGTTGCCGATTCGTTGACGGCTGTTGATGTCTGCGCGAACGTTGACTTAACTGCCGCAGCTGTTGGGACACTACTCTCAATCACGGGTACCGCTGCCGACGCTATGGTAGCAAGTGCAAACGGCGCTATTGCTCCCGGACAAGCGGGCGGCATAGTTGCAACTTGCATAACTTCTGGGATCATTAAGATGGTTGCTGGAGCTGCCAACACAGGCGCTATAAAGTGGATCGTGCAATATGAGCCACTGACCTCCGACGGAGCTATAACAGCAGCATAACAAGCGAAAGGACGAGGGCGAACAGCCCTCGTTAATTTTTGAGAGGATGGTGATAGAATGGCTATAAAATTGGTGAAAACAATTCAAGGTTATATCGGGACAGCAGCTGAACGCATAGCTATGAATACTACGTCCGTATTTGCAGGCTCAACTTTTGAAGAGTCAGATACTGGATTGAAATATAAATGGGATGGGTCTGCGTGGTTTACATCATCCGAGGAGTCGTTGACACTTGCAGCGGGAACAAATGTTGTCGGCAAATTTGGCATTGACCAATCAACACCGGGAACAACGAACGGTATTTCCGGCACAAGGAAAAATGACAGTTCCGACACCGCAGCAGGACAGTTTCATATGACGATAGGTGGTAGCGACGGAACTAATCTAAGACCGTTATTACTTGATGCTTTAGGGAAAATATTACTTGGAGCCGGAACAAACGTAATCGGAAAAGTTGGTATGCAGGTTGGCGGCGCAGATTTAGATGGAGCGCATCAGCTACCGACAAACGTCACCGAACTAGAAGTATCGTGCGTTATAACAAGAGCCGCCAATACTACACAGTACACGCAAAACGCCATCATCAACGGAAATGGTGCCTCGGTATTGCCGGAGCTAGATTTTAGCACAGCATATGGCTCAAGTTTGGCGGGACGAAAAATACAGATTAATAGTATAATGATTAATTCCGACTATGGCGCAGCTTCAACAAAGTTGGTTCCAGAGGTTATACTCTATAACGCCAACACGCTAACTGGTCAGACGTTAACAGACAACACAGCGTTTAATCCGACAGCGGCGCAGCATATTCTCAAAAAGGCCGCAAGCTTTAGCAAGCAAGAAAACTGGCAATTGGGCGATTTTGCTTATGGCAATTTCTACGAAATGCGATTAACGGAAATAGTTAGAAATGCAACCCTAGACGCAAACGGCAAGTTATACCCTTCTGTGATTGCTACTAACGCATACACTCCAAAATCAGGCGAGGTTATAACGCTTACAGTCAAAGCCTACGTGTTGAATTAAAGGGGGAATTTGCATGATAAATCCTATAATTACAGTGCCTAAAAAGAATTTATACTTGTTAGACCAATCCTATGCTAAAGGTGCTGCTCTTGCTTATGGCTTACGCAAGTTGAGAACGGCGTATAAAGGTTCTGCCATTAGAGTGCGCAGGAGTAGTGACAATGCGGAACAAGATATAGGTTTTTTAGGCGGTGGACTTGACACGGCTACGTTGTCGGGTTTTGTCGGTAATGAGAATCTGCTCAAAAATTCTGAGGATTTTACGTCATTATGGTCAGTGGAGAATATTACAGCGGTAGCAAACGGTTTTACACCTAACGGTCTGGTTGCAACTGATATCAAAGCAGTATCAACTGGTAATTTAAACAGTTATGTATTGCAAGGGGTAACCAAAGCAACAACACCTATTATACACACGCAATCAATTTATGTGAAAGCAGGTACAGCTCCGTACTTGGGCTTTAGAATTGATGCAGGTGCTATAGATGGTATTTATGCAGCATTCAACTTATCAACAGGACAGATGACTCAAAGTGGCACAAGTGGAGTAGGGTGGACATTTATTTCGGGTACATATGAGTCTATAGGTTCGGGATGGTTTAGAGTTTGTATTGCCTTTGAGACGGATAATGGCTCTTTGGTTAGACCAGTAATATATGCATCAGGTTCGCCAACTCCTGGTTATGGTCCGATAGCTTTTGACTCAACCGAAAATGACATTCTCTTTAGCGTTGCAGGAGTACAACTTAATTTAGGCACAACTCCAAAAACATACAATAAAACAGTTGGTGATGTTGGCGGTAATGGTTACGTCACCAACTGTTACGACCAAAGCGGAAACGGCAATCATGCTGTGCAAGCTACTGCTGGAAATCAACCAATGATAGTTAGCGCAGGAAGTATAATAACATCTGCAAATGGTAAGCCAGTAATACAATTTACTGCAAGCTTAAGCACGTTTTTACAAACATTAAATAATGTGGTTAATGACGCTAGTCTAAAAGCCTTTATGCACATGGAAAACATTGCTAAACCCGCAGCTGGTGATGGTAATTTTTATCGCTCAAACGGTGCGGGGTCAGCAGGAGTATTTTACATAAATGCTTATGAATCATTAAAATACGCCTTATTTAACGGTGCTGTATTGCTAACTAATACTATCGGTGATGGAGATACGGGAGGAGTATTTAGTGTTTACCAAGGTACTGACGGAAGGATTTACAGAAACGGAGTACTGATTGGAAATGGGGATTCTGGCTCAAATTCGGTTACAGAAAAAATGAATATAGGCTGTGGTGCATTGGCAAATTCTTTTACAACCTATAAAACTGGTGAGTTTATATTCTTTAACACATCTGCACTATCTGATGCAAGCCGCCAAGCAATCGAACGCAACCAATCAAAACACTACGGAATCGCACTATCATAGGAGGTAGCGTATGAGATGTTTAATGTTTGACACAGAAGCAGAGGCGATAACACGCAATGAGCAAGAAGCAATAGCCCGAGGATGTGCAGGCGATATTACAGATAAATGGTGGGGTATGCGAGAACAAGATGGCAAGTTTTATTTGGTTGTTGGCGAGGATGCTTTGCAGGAAGGCGAAGAAATTGTAGATGTTGAGTTTGTGCCAGTGCCAGTGTCGGGAGGTGAATCACCATAAACAAATATTTGAAAATAACCACAGCGGTTATAACCGAACCGATAACGCTAGCCGAGGCTAAACGTCATCTTCGGATTTACGATGACGGCTACAACGACAGCCAATCCGAAACAATAACGACGAGGACTGCAAGCGCTGGAAGTATCACGGGCTCCGGCATAGATATTCAAGGCTGCAAAGCTACGGTTTACATTAACGTGGGCGCTGTTGCCGCTGGAGGAACGCTTGACGCCGTTATTCAGCATTCGGACGACAACAATACATTCACAGCTTGGTCTGGCGGGACGTTTACGCAGATAAACTCAGCGGGTCAAGTATATAAAGAATACTCTGGCGGGAAACGCTACATAAGAGTTTGTGCCGTGATTGCAACTAACACCGTAACCTTCGGTGTAAATGTGCAAATTCTAGCAGGCGACCCTGTCACAGATGCTGAATTGTCAGACTTGATTACTCGGGCTCGAGAAGAGGCGGAGGAAATAACGCGCTTAGCGCTTGCACCCCAAACCCGCGAGTATGGCATGGATATTTTCCCCGATGGTGATTACATAAACCTTCCGAGGCCGCCGCTTACAAGCGTGACTAGTTTTGATGTTTATAGTTCAGATGGCGTTAAAACCACGCTGACACCCAACACTGAATATCTTGTCGATGTTGACTCCACACCCGGACGCGTCGTCTTGCCTTATGGGGGTACGTGGCCGAGCGGCGCAGATTATCCGGTTAATCCCATACGGATCAAGTATGTGTGCGGTTACACGACGTTGCCGCAAAGGCTTAAAAACATTCTGCTGTACCACGTTGGTTTGCTCTATAAGTATCGCGATGCGGCCGTGCCCGATGCGGACAGAAATGCGCTTGAGCGGATGTATAACTTTTATCGGGTTAGTTGGTTTGGGGGTGAGTCCTAATGCATGCAGGACTCTTAGACAAACAAATCACGATACAAGTCCGAACACAAGACCAAGATGCAGCGGGGCAGCCTATTGAAACGTGGGCGACTTTCGCTATAGTATACGCCAAAATTGAGCCGCTTGTGGGGCGAGACTATTTGGCCGCAAGGCAGCTAATCGATGAAATATCGCACGATATAACAATCCGTTATCGTCGGGGAATAAAACCCAAGATGCGGATTTTTTATTTGGGCAGATATTTCGAGATTGTTGCGCCGCCGATCGACCCCGACGAGCGTCGAGAGTGGTTGTATTTGAAGTGTAAGGAGGTGGTGTCCGATTGAGTATCTATGCGGGTCTAAAAACGGCCATAGGTGCAAACGTCGCGGGCTATTCTGGGAAGGCTTTCCCACTTGTAGCTCCAGAGGGTACGGCATTACCGTATGCCACATACCAACAAATCGGCACGAACAGACTTCAAACTCTCTCGGGCTATACGGGAGGGCTTTTTACTGACTATCAGTTCAATTTTTACTCAAACACATACGTCGCGGCAGTAACCGCTGCAGATGCGTGGGTTGAGTATATCAAAAATTTCACGGGCACACTCGGCGACGAGTTTGTTCAATCTGTTAGTGTGCTTAACACTTTTGAGGACATGGATTATGTTGGCTCAATTGCCAGATACCGTGTAATCGTTGAGTGTAGATTCTATTACGTTTAAGGAGGTTTTATTATGTCTAATGCTGTAAACAGTGTAGGAACGGTGTTAAAGAAAGGCGTTAATGCGGTTGCTGAAATTAAGCAGATTAGCGGTATCGATGTTAAGGGCGAAACCATAGACGTTACAACCCTATCGTCCACTGGCGGTTTTCGCGAGTTCCTGCTCGGATTTAAAGATCCGGGTGAAGTTCAAATCTCGGGACATTTTTATCCGGGTGACACAAACGGACAAGCCGCTATGTATGCGGACTTGATTTCCGGCGCATCTGACAGCTACACAGTTGAATTCCCATCATCACTCGGTGCGAGCTGGACTTTCACGGGCTATGTTACGGGATTCAAAACCGGAGCGGCTGTTGAAGGCGCTATCACATTCGATGCGACGCTTAAGGTGTCGGGTGCCCCTTCTCTGGGGACTAGTGCATCTACTGGCTGGAGTGCATTTGTACTCAGAAACGCAGCTGATGATTCAGATGCGACTAATGACGCATATGTGCCAACAGTGGCTGCTGGTGAGTACCAATATGCAGTAACCTTTGATACAAACACAAGTGTGAGGCCGAAAGTTACGGCCGCATCCCACACAATCCAGCTGTTTGTCGATGACGTTTACGTTGAGAACCTTACTTCCGGGGTTTCAGGTAATGCCATTTCATTCGGAGCTGGAGCTGTCAAGAAGCTCACATTTAAATGCTTCGAATCTGGCAAAACGCCGAAAGTTTACGATGTCATGGTGCACAGAACGGCATAAACACAACGCGGAGGAGCTTAGCCTCCTCCCCCTTTTTTATATTAAATTTTGGAGGCGATAAGCATGATTAAATTAATGATTGATAAGGAACGCGATTTTAATCTATCCTCGATGGCAGTTGAACAAATCGAGGATCACTATAACAAAACCTTCGAGGAAATTTTTAAAGAAGCCACCGAGCTCCGTGCGAGGGATGTTAACTGTATTCTGTATGCTGCAATGGTCGAGCAAGATATTACTCTCGATGAGTTTAAAGTGGAGCTAGCTAAGCGATACACTTATCCCGAAACGGTTAAACTGATGAACAGTCTTTTGGGGGTAGCTGACGACCCAAACGCCACAAACGCCACCGAGAACGTTTAATCGAAGCGGCGGCGTTGCATAAGATTGACCCACAGATTTTATTAAATCTATCGTTCCCCGATGCGATGACTTACATTAAGGCTCTAAATGCGGGCGAGCGTGAGCGCGATAAAGCACGCCTAGTACTTGAGTATAGCGCCGTGCTGTGGAATCGTTGTGAAGCCAATAAATTTCCAAAACTTGAAGATTTGCTCAAAGATTTTGAGGAACCGATAAAAAAGAAAACCGAGCAGACGCCGGAGCAAATGCTCGAAATTGTTAAAGCATTAAACGCAAAGTGGGGTGGTACGTGATGGCGAGAGCTATGGATACAAACTCAGTAAATGATTTTATCGCATTAGAGAATTATTTAAAAGCCCTTTCCGATAAAGCCCCGGACGCGTATGAGAAGGAGCTGAAGTCAGCCGCACAGTTGGTGGCTGACTCGGCTCGTAAAAACATAAAGAGTAAAACCGGAAAACTTCGATCCTCAATCGAAATTAAACGGTACACAAGTAAAGGCAATATCAATTATAGGGTGCAAGCGGGCGGCACGAGAGCGCCGCACGCCCACCTTGTTGAATTTGGACACCGCATGGTGAAGCCAAACGGATCGGGTGAAGTTATTGGCGACGTTCCTGCACACCCCTTCTTAAGAAAGGCACTTGATGAAAACCGTGATTCTATCGTTAATGCGCTGGACGCGGCTCTGGATAAAATTCTATAGGGGGTGTGAAACGTGGCAGCTTTACAAAGTATTAGAACGATATCGGTGCGGCTTGGTGCTGATGTCAGTAACTTTATTCAAGGTATAAATAGCGCACGTCGCACTATTGTCAGTATAACCGCTGACACAAAAGGTATGTTTTCGCGAATAAATGCGGAGACGGGGCTTGCGCTGTCACAACTAAAGCTATACGGAACTGAACAGCAGAAAAACGCCGTTATCATGAATGGGCTGAACCAGAAGTTGCGCGTACAAACCATGCTGGTTGAGCAGACGGCCGCTGCGCTGGAAACCGAGAAGGCGAAATTCGGAGAGGTGAGCGCACAAGCTAAAACGATGGAGATTCGCCTGCTCCGTGCTGCAAAAGCACAGCAGGATTTAAAAAATCAGATCGCTGAAATGAAGATGCCTAAAAAAGAAAACTTTGATTGGTCTAACTTTTTATTTAACGCAGGTTTTGGCCGATTTGCAATGATGGGCTCGGTGGCTGGCGGAGTTGCTGTTGCAGTTCAGTTGGCAGCAGACGCTTTTCGCAAATTAGGAGAGGCTATTGCTGGAGCTATCTCGGCGGGTATTGATTTTAACAGCATGATGGAAACGAACAAAATTGCGTTAACTTCTTTTCTAGGTAGTGGTGATAAAGCCACCCAAATGCTTGATAAAATCAACAAGTTCGCGGCCATCACCCCATTTCAAACTAAAGATTTGACCGCGGGTGTTAAAAAGTTGATAGCTTTCGGCTTTGAACCCGATCAGGTGTTGGGTGTTATGAAGTCCATTGGTGACGCCATCGCTGGTACGGGGTCAGACCCGCAGTACATCGACAACATTATACGAACACTCGGTTCACTCAAAGCCAGAGGACGTGTAACGGGTGAAGAGCTCCGTGAAATGGGGAATCTCGGAATAAGGGCACTTGAAATGTTATCTAAGGAATTCGGGAAATCACAGGCCGAAATCCTAAGTATGACAGAGAAAGGTTTGATCCCTGCTGGCCGAGCGCTCAATGCTTTGATTAATGGTATGGAGCAACAGTTCCCGGATATGATGAATAAACAGTCTAAATCTTGGACGGGCTTATTATCAACTATCAAGGATTATACAAGCATTATGCTTGGTGAGGCCACTAAGCCCTTTTTTGAACTTGTAAAACGTGTATTTCCTCTCGTTATTGCCGGGCTGGAGCGCGCGGCCGTTGCGGCTAAACTGTTTAGTGATGTTGCACGCGAGTCGTTCAATCTCGTTAAGCCATCCATTGTAGCTTTGCGTGACGCTTTTGCTCAGCTGGGCATAACCTCATCAACAGTGATGTTGCTCATCAAGTCCTTCATGGTGGTCGTAGCCATTCCTTTTGTTGGCGTGATTGGTATGATTACTGCGGGTATCGCGTCGTGGATTGCTGGTTTCACGGAATTGGGAAAAGCGGCGTACAACGCAGCTAAATCTGTTACTAACGTGTTTTCAGCTATTAAAAACGCAGCTTTAGGAAACTTCAAACAGGCCTATAAAGATGTTTTATCTGCTGGATTTAATCTTGGCGATGCAGTCAAACACACCGCAGGCTCTTTTGTAACGGGTTTCGAGGCCTATATCGACACGTATAATAAGTTTTCCAAAGCAGCTGCAGCTGCTTTAGGTAAATTCATGAACCCTGACGAAAGCGCAAGCATTTTAGAAGAACTTAAAAAGGCCTACGTTTCTACGTTTGAGGGTGCTGTTAAAGATACTGAGGACGGTGCAGATAAGGTTGCCGAAAAGCTGAAATCGTTTGTAGAACGTGTTAAAACACAGGCAGAGCAGTTTAGGGATGCGCTTGGTTTGTTTGATAAGGCTGCGGAGGAGAAACTGTCGGGTGAGCGTCTGCTCGCAAGATTGCAGGGGCAACTCAAAATTTTTGAACGCTGGTCGACTAACCTACAAAACCTGCGTAACAGGCTTGGGGGCGATTCTAGTCTGTTTCAATTCCTGCAAGCACAAGGCGCGAAATCGGCGGGACAAATTGCGGGGTTGTCTAAACTTAGCGATGTGCGTCTAAAAGAGTATGAGTCGCTGTTCAACCGTAAAAGCCAGATCGGGCTTGACGTTGCTGGCTCTGCGTGGGGCGTTGAATATGCAAAGGAAAAGAAAGTTGAACAGATTGTTGTAAATATTAATGGTGGCGTAATCATGGAAAACGTTGACGCGCTTGTCCAGACAATCACGCGCCAGTTACAAATAAATGGGGTGATTTAATATGGGTAGTTATAGTGTTTATATTTTGGAGTATCAGTCCTCGAACACAGCGGAGGAGGGAACGACAACAACCCAGATTAAAATAACCGATCACGGTCTGTCGCCGCTTGATTTTATCGTTAATGCGTCGGTACGAAGCAGCGAGGCTGCTAACTATGGCAGGGACGCAGAACGTTGCGGCCGTTTGGTTTACGACGTCGAATTCGATGAGGATACGCTACCTCTTGAAACAGCCATATTTGGCCAGACCTCGGGTGACTCTATACGTCTATACAAATACGTTGACCGCTCAGGATTGCTGCGCCCCGGAACGTTTAGACTTATCCGTCGTGGCGGCGGACAGAGCGAGCTCAGTTTTGAAATCGTAACAACGGCGGAGTATTTAATGCGTCCGGGTATGTACGTGAAGGTTGTGTACGACGATGGTTCTACGTTACACAAACACTTTTCTGGCGTTATTACGAGTGCAACAAGGAAACCCGCTTTTGATGGCTCGGATACAATACTGCAGTCGGTTCAATGTGACGGGATGCGCCACATTGCAACACGGCGCACAATTCGCATTGACTATCCTGCAGGGACGCTCTGCGGTGATATTGTAAGTGATATGGTTGATGATTATTTGTTTCAAGATTTAGTTCGAAAGTCAACCATCGATAACGGTGCGGCGCTCGAGGAGGATTGGTTTAACGACGTTGTAAGCATATCTGATGTGCTCGACCAGTGCGCCACCTTATCGGGTTATGCGTGGTTTATCGATGACGATGGGCTGATGAACTTCTATCATGAGGTCACAAATGTTGACAGCGCTCCCGTAGACCTCAATGGCACAACATTTAAATTGTTTCGCAATGTGCAGCTGACCGAGGACATCAACAATTATATGAATAAGGTGTTCCTGTCTGCGGGTGTCGATGAAACGGGCAACCCCATAATTTTCGGCTCGGAAAATTTTGCAGAGTCTGCAGATATGCAATGGTTGTGTGGGGGCACCGGGGTTTATGGGCATGTTATAAGAGACACATCAATGGTTGAGTCGGATTACAAAACTGTTGAATCGGGAAGTACATCGACGGCCATAAATATAACAGCCCACGGCCAAGAGGTCGGCGATATCGTCTGGAACTATTCACGTAACGAATACCGACAAGTTATCGAAAAGCCGTCGGCGAATCAGTTTATAGTCGATGCTTTTAGTGGGATGTCAACCCAAACTTCCGATACAGCTGAAGCCGGGACAAACACAACAACCATTGTTATGACGGCTCACGGTCTGGCTGTTGGTGATATGATTTACAATTCTACGCGTGGCGCTTATCGCACCGTATTAAAGGTCACGGACGTAAACACAATAACAGTTGCAGCTGTGACAAGCCAAACATCGGGCGATACAATTAAGCGAGGCGGGGATATAATTGCGTTTTTTAATCAAGCCAACGACGCCCTGCAAAACGCTATCAAGAAGCAGGGTGTCTACCCCGCTACCGTAATGTTTGAAACATCAAGAGAAGATTTCAGTCCACTTACAAAGCTGCTTGTTAATTTACCGAATCTCGGCATTTCAAACGAATATTACTTGATAGAAGATGTCGAGGTTTATGATTTTGGCAGGGGTTTAAGTAATGCTTGGTGCAAGATTAAGGCAACGCGTCGCAACAATGACAATTTCAGCACTCAACGAAATTTAAACGGGTATGATTATTGGAGGGATAGATAATGCCGAGAGCACAAAACAGGGCGGGATATGGTTCATTATCTGGCGCAAACAACCCGCGTTTGACAATAGGTGCGGTTGCACCTAAAAATCCCAAAGATAAGGACTTATTTGTAAACACAACAGACGAGTGCATGTATCGTTGGGACGGCAGCGCAGATCCGCAGGAGTGGGTTCTTGCGGTATCTGGAGGCTCGTCGAATGTAACTACAGAATCAGATTGGGGGCAGTTATAATGATAACAAAACGTTTGTATAAAGGAACACTAACGGATAGTAACGCGACGCTCTACACCGCGCCTAGCTCAACCGGAAACTATACGGTAATTAAAACGCTGACAGTTTGTAATAAATCAGCATCGGATGCGGTTGTAACCATTTCAATTGCCGGAACGTATCTATTATATCAACAACCCATTACTGCTAAAAAAACGCTACTATTAATCGACTTAGACCACGTATTACAAGCCGAGGAGCTTATTGAGGGGCTTGCTAGTGCGGACACAACAATGGATGTATATATATCAGGTAAGGAGATCACGTGATGATGCGAGATGCGGGTTTGGGCGAATTTTTTATAGCAGACCTTTGCAGTTCTGACGGCTCCACAATGTTTATAAGAGATTACACGTTCCTATCTTCAGGGACGTTTGTCGTGCCTGCCGGTTTGTACCTTGTGAAGGTTTTTCTTGTCGGCGGCGGCGGCGGCGGCGCCAGTTTATACAACACGGGGCAGTCAACACCTAGCGGCGGCGGTGGCGGTGGCGGTGGCGGTTACACGGCAACGTATGACGTTTCTGTCACCCCGGGAGATTCGGTGTCAGTTACCGTTGGACTCGGCGGGAATGGCGGGGCGTGGGGTGGAAATGCTGGTAGTAATGGTGGTTACAGTGAGTTTTTAAACTCAAATTATAGAGCGCTTGGTGGTTATGGCGGGAAAAGCCTCACTACTTTTAATGGTGGCGACGGTGGTTCTGGTGGAGGTGCAGGCTTAGCGGGTAGTGGTACGGCTGGTAACGGCGGCTCAAATGGTGGCAATGGCCAAAACGCAAAAGGTACTGGTGGTTCGGGGCAAGGGACAACGACTACCGCTTTTGGTTTGAATGCTGGAACTGTATATTCTGGAGGCGGCGGTGGCGGTGCATGTTACTATAACGGTGGTAGCGGCGGGTCTGGTGGGTTATATGGTGGCGGTAACGGGGGCTACTACAGCTCCAATAGTGGAAACGGAGCTGACGCTAAAGCAAACACTGGCGGTGGCGGAGGTGGCGGTGGCGGCTGGTACATGGACTATGCTCACGGCAAAGGTGGAAACGGTGGAAGCGGCATCGTAATCGTCAGGCCAGTATTTTAAGATGGAGGGTGCTTAATTTGTCGACTATTTCGAAGCGTATGAGAAAAGTGGGATTAGCTGAGTTTTTCATGTCCGACTTTTGCAGTGCTGATGGTGCGCGCTTTCCTAGCGCATCTACAACCGTATATAACGGTAGTACGGGTGTTCCTGCGACTAATGATTTTACGGTTACCAAAAACTACGGTAATACGGGAAGTGTTACTTTTAATAACTCAAATATTTATGTAGCTGTTCCCTACGGTTCTAACGTCGAGACGGGCATTGTATCAAATAATAAATTCTTGGTTACGGGTATGACCAAGTTAAAAATCAGATATAAAATAACCGCGGTCAATTATGCAACGTGGTATGCACTTTGGCTCGGCATATGTAATGTTAGTAGTGCCACGTGGCAAAACCTAGACGTAGTTAAGCAGGATACGTTAATGAATCCAACAGCAAATGTTGAGGCTACAATGACGGTTGATATAACTGGATATTCGGGAGAGTTTTACGTTGAAACCGTGGGAACATATATCAACTATGAGATTTACGAAATTTGGTTTGAATTATAAACTTTGAGGAGGATAACGACATGCACGAATGTAAACAAGAGGAAAGATTGAGACTGATTGAACACAGTGAAGCCGTTATGGGTACCGAAGTTAAAAACCTAATCTCAACAATCGATAATCTGATGGGCTGGATTAGGGCACTCGTTATCGCTACGATTCCACTGATTGGAGCGGCGTTCGGCTTTTTAATCATGAGGTGGGTTGGTAAATAGCTACTGTCCACGTTGACCGATTGGCGGGGTTGTGCTATAAGTCTGCATTTTAAAACTTGGAAATGTGCACTTTATTCCGTATTTTGAAATGTAAGAAATGTTTTCGCCAACCTCTCCGACAATGGTGATTCGTTGCCCTACTTTTAATGGTGAGCGGTCTGTTAGTGGCACTATGTACACATCTTGGCCGTCCTCCGTGGTACTTCTTTTATATGGTGTGCCTGTGTCTATTCGCATAAAAAGCGAGCCACCATCGCTATATATTTCTTCAATCCTTCCATATTTGGATGTTAAAACTGGCGCATTTATGATTATCGTACTTGTATCGCCATCCCATAAAACGTTCATATTCATGTTTTCCGAAATGAAACGGAGCGGCACTAGCGTTCGGCCATTTATCGAAACTGCAGGCGCGTCTAAAATCACGGCCTTGTCGTTCACTTTGGCTTGTTCAGAGTTCAAAGTCAATTCTAGACGAGTTTCATCCTTCGTAGCTGTTATTTTAGATGTTGCGGGCTCCCACGATACGGTTGCACCAAGAGCTTCAAAAATTGCGCGTAAGGGCACCATCGTTCGACCGTTAATAATCTGTGGTTGCGTGTCGAATTGTAGCGGCGTGCCATTTAACAAAATTTTAAGGTCTTGTGCAAAAGTATAACAGGGTGTCAAGGCTGCTATTGCGGCAATCGCGCAAAATGTTGTTATCTTTTTCATTTCTGCTCTCCCCTTTCTCTTATTTACATTATAACCTAACATAATAATATTTGCAATTATTAACAAATCGGAGGTAAACCGAAATGAAGATTGTAACAGATCAATTAATGCCAACATCCCCGCTCATCCCTCTTGAGCTGGATAAAGTTGAGTATATTATCTTGCACCACGCTGAGGCTCAGTTCGCGTCGTGGACGTCAATCAATTTGTGGCATAAACAGAACGGTTGGAGCTGCTTTGGTTACAACGAGTATATCCGCAAAGACGGCGAGGTGATAATCGGGAGGGGTGATAATATCGGAGCGCAGTGCGCCGGAATGAACAGCCGCTCTTATGGTATCTGCTGCGAGGGCAATTATGAAATTGAAACCGAAATGCCCGCGGCGCAAAAATCCGCACTCATTGAGCGCATCCGAGTGAATCGTCCACGGTTTAAAAATTTTATGAGTGTTGAACCCCACTCTAAATTTTACCCCACGGCCTGTCCGGGTGTACACTTCCCTCTGGCCGAAATTATACAAAAAAGCGAGGTGATTGATTTGAACTTGGATCAAGCTATTAAGGTTTTAGTTGATGAAGGGATTATTAACTCCCCGGAGTTTCGTAAGAAAGTTTGCGAAGTTGTGCAATGGGAAAGTGAATTTGTTATCAAGATTGCTGAAAAGATTCTTGAGTTAAAATCTCAAAAATAATTTTCAAAAATAGGCCACACCGTTTGTGCGGTGTGGCCTATTTTTTATGCCATAATTAAATATTTGGGTCATTTTTGGGTCAAAATTGAAAAAGAAGCGTTTTTCAAAAACCCTGAAAGCCGCTCTAATATTCAATCGGAGTGACCTGACTTGAACAGGCGACCTCTTGCACCCCAAGTATCAACACGCACTAAAAAATACTTTCTAAAATCCCGAAAAATCCTTCTGACAGTAGGCAATTTCTTTCTAGGTTTACATTCTTGTAAACGTAATAAATCAGCTTCTTTTACGAATTTTTTGGGTCATTTTTGGGTCAAATAAATTTATCTGAATTTACAGGCGTATCCGGTTGCTCGGATTCTTCAAATACCGCGTCAATGTGGGCGGCTATTTCAGCGGTGTCATCATTAATCAGGTCGCCGTAAATGTCGAGTGTTTGGGTTGATTCTTCGTGGCCGAGGACGTACTGCAGTTCCTTAAGCGTTAACTTTTTCCTCATCATGTATACAAAGGTGTGCCGCAGGCAGTGTGGCGATGCTTTTATTCCGGCTTTGGCGGCGAAACGCGCGAGCATGGTGTAATAACTGTTGGGTGGCATTGGCTTGTGGTCGTAGCTGGGGAATACTAACTCGGTGTTCTTGTTGCATTCCGCTTCGAGCATTTCTTTTTGCTTTTTTAAATATTCGGCCGCTTTATTCGATAGGGCAACCCACCGCTGCTTGGCCGACTTGGTTTGTCCTACTTTGACGCTCTCCTGCTCCCGCTCATCTTTTTTCTTTCGGGTCATGCTTAATGACTTGTCTATGTTGATCCTCTTGTTTTCCCAATCAATATCTGCCCATGTAAGTGCCAGCAGTTCCCCTCTCCGCAGTCCGGTCACTAGGTCAAAGCGCACACTCCAAATCCAGCGACTCTCACTCATCGCTTTGAATATCTTGGCCAGCTCGTCCGTCGTGAGGGTTTTCTTTGTTTTTGGTTGTTTGGTCGGGATTTCTATGTCAACGACTGGAGATTTGGGGATTACTTTATCTTTCTCTGCTTTGGCCAGAGCGATACTCATAACTTTCCGGGCGTGCTTCATCGTCCATGTGGACAATTCCTTTTCATTCATTTTTGATATAACTTCTTGGATATCGTAGCTCTTAAGGCTTGAAAGTTTTCTGTTTCCGAGAACGGGTTTGATGTGTGCTGTGTAGATGAAGTAGTATTGTTCGTATGTTGCTTCGGATTTAAGCGGTTTTACGTAAATATTGAGCCATTTCTCGAACCACTCATCGGCTTTGTACTTCTCGGCTATTATTGGAAGGTCTGCTACTTTTTTGACCTTCTCTTGAAGCTCTTTGAATGTCCTCGCCTTGATGGAGCGCGGTTTTCCGTCGATTGTCTGCCGCCACTCGAATCTACCGTCGGCACGTTTTCGGTATGAGCCCACACCGTTTGGATTCTTTTGCCTTCCCATTTTATCACATCCCCTTTTAAAAATTTGGTACTTTTTTCGCGTTTTTGATACCATGAAATGTAATTAAACCCAGTTTAATTACATTTTTTTACGGTTATTGTAATTTTATTCACGAACGGCTTAAAAATCAAGCTGAACGACATAATTATTTTGTCGATTTTTGTCGAATGTTTTGTGCAAATTTACATATTGCATTGTCATTTGTGTGGGTATATACTGCTAACAGTTTAGTTTTTATGTTTTGGAGGTTTTAATGTTGTATCATATCATATTTCCAGTAGCTCTACGCGCCGTAGAATGTATCAAAATTGGTGAAAACGTATTTATCAACCTCGCCTATTCTCAATTATCTTCTGAAGAGTTTGAATATATTCCATTAACTCTTCCGGAGCAATCCCAGCATCCTTCGCAACCTTAATAACATTTTCATAACCGTGTAAATCCAGCGACCTATCGCGCTCTGTTTGCGGCAAACCTCCAAGTAAATATTCGATTGTGCAATCGAAAACTCGCGCCATGTCTAATAATGTTTGCGTGTCGATATCAAGTCGTCCAGTTTCATATTTTGAAATGTTGGATGGCGCGATGTTTATCTTTTCTGCTAGTTCGGATTGCTTTAAATTTAACTTCTTTCGTAGCTCTTTAATCCTATTCTCCATTTGTCTTAACCTCCACATTAATTTTACACTTTTTTCGTGTTATACGTAATATCTTATGCAAAATTAGAAATTTTTTTCTAATTCTCTTGACTAATATTCCAAAATGGATTATTATTTTTTCACATTCCATTTTGGAATTTTTTTGTGGGTTT